TAATATTATTTTTTTCTAACGCTGTTTTAATTGCATTAGCGGTTTTGTCAGGTGTAGTGGATAATAAATCAAACTCTGGAATTTCCATTAAATATGTTCGTTCTCTGTTTTTTAAATATCGTGAATAAAGAACATTTGCATATCCTCCTATTAAAACTAGTTTTTCGCTGGACACTATATTTTTTATAACATCATGTATTGTATCCTTTTCGTAATAATATTGTTTGTTATATGACCGAGAGGATAAAGATCGACGGAAAGTATCGGGATCGCATCCTGTTGCTTTTAATGGGTAATTTTTGTTTAAAAGATTTAAACGTTTCAGTACCTTTTCCCATCGCGTAATGTCGCCTCCTGGTCTAGATAATTCAAGATACATAGCCATTCTCAGAAAATTAGGAGGGGAATAAAGAATACCATCTTTATTTATTGAATTTTTTTTGAGACTACTAAATAGTTTATTATCAAGTTGTGTAATGTCTGCGATCTGAAAAAAGTTAACAAATACTTTATATGTACCATAATGAACACCGGCTTTTGCTTCTACATCAGAGAATCCAGCTCGGTAATATATATCTGCAAGTTCTTTAGCGTCATTCATTGCATTAGGTGAAAAGAAATCGTAGTCGGGAATTTCTAAATTGCGGTTGTAAAATTGATCAGCTGTTGGCAGAATATTATTGATGGCAGTTCCTCCGTAACAAACCAATTTTTTATCATGAATAAACTTTTCAAGAACATCTATGATCTGTTTCATAACGGGATTATTTGCAATACGTTCTCCTCTTTTTTTTGCTTCAATGTTAATAGCATTTTTTAGTATTTCTAGTTCTTTATTTTCATAATAAAGAGTGTTTATAATATTATCATCCAAAATTTTATTGTCATTATTGTTAATCATTTATATTATGTATTGTATGTTATATATGTTATTATATTATTAAAATATAATAAAATATAAGAATTTATTAATAATATTAGTATTAAAAGTTAAGTTCTAGTCCTCCAGCGACAGTCATTTTTCGTGTATCATATGACAATCTAGACTCGAGTGGTTTTGGTTTTTCAATATACGTAGGTATATATAATAAGTCGTCTGGTTTGGGAGCAAACGCGCTACCTGCTTTTTCAAATATATTATTATAACTTGTTAAATTGAGATCTAAGTTTTGAAAGTTCATTGCCATTAATTGACAACCAAGAACTTGCGGTATACTAGATATGTAGTTTATACTATATTCAGATACATCAGGTAGAACAAGTGTCATATTTTGGCGATTAAAATTGGTTATTTCTGTTGGGTCATTTGTATTTTTAATATCAGAAAATCTGCTTTCATGTATAAACGCAGAGTTTGTAGTAACATTTGTAAGTTCAAATAAATTCTTGCATTGATATAAAATAGGAGTACCCTGTGTAGCGCTACTTTTTTCTACCATAATAACGACTTTGCCTATAAATTCTTTAATAGATACGCCTGTAAGATTTTTACCATTATATTCTCGCGTATATTCGATAGGTAACAATCTATCTCCGAAATTTTGTGCAATTTCACTAGCTAACTGATTTAATACATTAATCTTGTTTGTTTTTAGTCTAAAGTGTAGTAGTAATGGGTCGTTGGGATTAGGGCAAGTGATTGGTTTTGAATTGGGCGTACCTTTTACAAATTCTGGCATTTGTGATTGAGAAAATGCGTATTGTGAAATAATTTTAAATACTCGAGAGACAGGTAAACTATTATAACTTTGTTTTACACCAATCATGTCAATAGAAGATACGGCTACAACAGGTGTATCATTTAAACAGTATATTTCAAAGTCTAGACATCTTACGCCTTGTGCAATAGCATTATACAGAGCACAAGCTCCTACATAGTCATTTTTGAATTGTCCCGATGCACAACAATTATAAGCGGTTTTTATATAAAAATCTCGTAAATTTTTAGTAGGTGCAACTTGTGATACCCAATTAGATGATATTTTGGTAGAAGCAGTTTTATTGAGTTCATCGAAAGAATATTTAATTGCGCCGCAGTTTGTAGTTCCTAAATTAATTTTTGTAGTAACATAAGTGATAAGCCATAATAAAACGACGACAACAAATGACATACCAAACCAATGAATTGTAGATGGTGAAACATTAGAACTTAACATACTTTTAATATTTTTACCGCTAAGAGTTGTCAATAATGTACTTGCAAATGATGAGGGTTGTGGTTGACTCATTTATTATATTATATATTATATATTATATCTTATAATATGTTGATATTAATTATATTGGGGATTGTTGTTAATATCAGGAATTATTAATTATATATATATAAAAGTTGTTAAAAATTATTAATATGTTAATTATATATAATAAAAAATGGCTGGAGGATTACTAAATATTGTATCTTATGGAAATCTAAATGTTATACTAAATGGAAACCCTAAAAAAACATTTTTTAAAGCCACATATGCAAAATATACGAATTTTGGATTGCAAAAATTTAGAATTGATTTTAGAGGACAGCGTTCGTTGCGATTAAGTACAGATTCTAGATTTACATTTCATATTCCAAGATATGCTGATTTATTAATGGATACTTATTTAGTGGTGACGCTTCCTACGATTTGGAGTCCTATATATCCACCGTCTAATTGCGATAGCAGTTGGGCGCCATATGAATTTCGATGGATAGAGAATCTAGGAACTCAAATGATAAAAGAAGTGGTAATATCAGTTGGTGGTCAAGTATTGCAAGTATTAACAGGAAAATATTTATTGGCTCTTGTGCAAAGAGATTTTTCCGATGATAAGAAAAAATTATATGATGAAATGAGTGGCAATATTCCTGAATTGAATGATCCTGGTAACTCGGGTAGTAGAATAAACATGTATCCGAATGCATATTATAGTACATTACCCCAAGGTTCAGAACCGTCAATACGGTCTAGAAAATTATATATACCAATTAATGCATGGTTTACGCTTTCGAGTAAGATGGCTTTTCCGTTAGTTGCTTTGCAGTATAATGAACTAAAGATAGATGTAGTAATGCGTCCTGTACAAGATTTGTACACAATTCGTGATGTACAAGATGTTGCAAATAACTGGCCTATAGTAAGACCAAATTATTCTAATGAATATATGCAACTTTATAGATTTTTACAGTCACCTCCTAGTGTAACTTTGGAAAGGAATACATATCAAAATCCGGGGGTAGCGGAATGGAATGCGGATATTCATTTGATAAGTACATATGGATTTTTGTCAAATGAAGAGGCAAAGACGTTTGCTGCAACGGAACAGAAGTATTTAATAAAGTCGGCGTACGAGTGGAATTTCCAAAATGTAACAGGATCGCAGCGTGTATGGCTAGAAAATACGCTTGGTATGGTAAGTAGTTGGATGTTTTATTTTCAGCGCAGCGATATTAATTTGCGTAACCAGTGGAGTAATTATACAAATTGGCCATATAACTATTTACCTGTAGATATATTACCTGCTCCAGTGACACCGGCTCAAGCAGCAGCAATGAATGTTGGAATACTTACGCCGGCATGTGGTCATGTTTATACAAGTGGTTTTGGTCCCGGTTATAATCCGGGTTCAGATTCAGCTAGTGGTTATTTTATAACACAATCGTTTAATGTTGAAAATCAGCGTGATATATTATTAAATATGGCTATTTTATTAGATGGTAAATATCGTGAAAATGTATTAGATGCGGGTGTTTATAATTACATTGAAAAATATATTCGCACAAAAGGAAATGCACCGGATGGGTTGTATTGTTACAACTTTTGTCTAGATACTGATCCTTTTAATTTACAACCATGTGGTGCATTAAATACAAGTAAATTTTCGAATGTACAATTTGAATTTACAACATTTTATCCACCTCTAGATCCGAGTGCTAATTTTTTGACAATTTGTGATCAAGAAACAAGTCCAATTACAAATGCTCCTATACCAATCGGTAATAATAAGTCAACATGGCGTATATATGACTACAACTATAATTTGGTTATTTTAGAAGAAAGATTTAATATGGTAATATTTATGTCTGGAAATGTTGGTCTTATGTATGCAAGATAGTAGTTTGATATTATATTTTACATATTTGTGTATATGGTTATGTAAAATATAATGTAAAATATATTTTAAACAAGAGATGTATTCAACTGCTGTGATACTTGTACAAATGTTGTACATAATGGCATATGTTTAATACATGATGCGTTGATATAAGTACACGTGCTTCGCAGCCCTCCCAAATAGTCAAGAACTGTATTCTCAAGTTTTCCGCGATATGGTACACGGACTACGCGTCCTTCTGATGCGCGATATTCATTCATACCACCGTAATGTTTATTCATAGCATGTGACGAACTCATTCCGTAAAATAATTTACTTTGCGACCCGTCATTATTTTGAATAATCTCGCCTGGATTTTCGTCGTGTCCTGAAAATGCACCACCTACCATAACAAAATCTGCACCTCCACCGAATGCTTTTGCCATATCACCAGGGCAGGTAATTCCTCCATCACCTATTATATGACCGCCAACACCATGAGCTGCATCGGCACATTCCATAATAGCAGATAACTGAGGCATACCTACACCGGTTTTCATGCGTGTTAGACATGCACTACCGGGACCAATGCCGACCTTTACAATATCGACCCCTCCATTGAGAATAAGTTCTTCTACAATTTCGCGTGTAACTACATTTCCTGCTACAATAATTTTATCTGGGTATTCTTTTCTTACGCGTTTGCAAAATTCGACTAAATTTTGTATATATCCATTTGCAATATCAATGCATATCCAGTTACATTCTACAAGGCACAATATTTCTCTGAGACGATTGAAATCGTGATCTTGTATACCGGTTGATACCATAAAAAGATCAGGATCAAAAACGATATTATTGAGAGATTGGTATGATAAAAAATCAAGTGCATTGTAAAATTTATGGAATGCTGTAATAATTTTGAATTTTGATAAAGTTTTGTAAACATCGAATGTACCTACTGTATCCATATTAGATGCTATAATTGGAATACCTTCCCAGGTTTTTAGGGATTTGCAATTTTTGAACCTAAAAGTTCGCATTAAATTAACATTAGAACGACTATTTATAGTAGAGCGTTTTGGGCGAATGAGAACATTATGAAAATCTAGTTTTAATCCTTCTTCAATTTTGGTCATTTTAGCAATATATAATGTTGAGTATAAAGTAAAATAGTAACTAGATGCAACTTATATATACATATCAAGTAGTTTTTAAATAAGTATATATAATATTGTTTTGTAAATATACCAATAATATTAATATAATATATTATAATATATTAATAATAATAAAAATAATATGACAAACTCATATTTTAAGAATATTATGAATACAGTATGTCCAGTAAATAATAAAGTTAGGGAAGGTTTTTCAGGATTATCAGATATACTTGGTTCTGGAGGTGATTCAAGTAGTAGCGATCCATCTACTTCAAGTACATCAACAGCGAATCCAAGTGCATCAACAACGTCAGGATCTAGCGGAAGCGGAAGCGGAAATAGTAGCAGTAATAGCGGAGGAGGTGGATTATTTGGGGTGTTTGGTTCAGGAAGCGGAAGTGGAAGTGGAAGCGGAAGTGGAAGTGGAAGCGGAAGTGGAAGCGGAAGCGGAAGCGGAAGTGGAAGCGGAAGCGGAAGCGGAAGCGGAAGTGGCAGCGGAAGCGGAAATAGTAGCAGTAATAGCGGAGGAGGTGGATTATTTGGGATGTTTGGTTCAGGAAGCGGAAGCGGAAGCGGAAGCGGAAGCGGAAGCGGAAGCGGAAGCGGAAGCGGAAGCGGAAGTGGAAGTGGAAGCGGAAGTGGAAGCGGAAGCGGAAGTGGAAGCGGAAGTGGAAGTGGAAGTGGAAGTGGAAGTGGAAGTGGAGATAGTAGTAGTAATAGCGGAGGTGGTGGATTATTTGGGATGTTTGGTTCGGGAAGCGGAAGCG